ACGTGAAAAGTACCCTAACCAGTCGTTAGAAGGTAAAGGAGCATTAGCTACTGCCTACAAAGAACTAACGTCTCGCAGAACTTATGGCCGACAAATCGGGTTGTAAGGTAGTACCGTAGTAAATATATAACACCCTCATAGGCTTTCGCTTATGGGGGTTTTTTCGTTTCTTTTTTATGAAAGGCTATAATGGCTACTTCAACTTATGATTTAAACCCTACAACCCGTCCTCATTGGGGTGGTGCATCTTCTGATATTGACCAACACATTGAATTGTACGAAGGTGGTGTAGATACCGCTTTTAAATATAATCAAATCTTTGGTTCTTTGTCTACTCAACGCAGTGTAGCCAATCAGTCTAATACTATCCGTATTGACCGTTTGAACAACACCACTGTTAAAGGTCGTAAAGCATTAGAGAGTATCGATGCTTCTAACGTAACTAGCGATAAAATGCTCGTTACTGTGGACACCATGTTGTACATCCGTAACCCTATCGATTACATGGATGACATCACGTCACCTGACGTATGGAATGAAATGGCTGCTAACAATGGTTCAGAATTTGCTGAAACATTTGATACTGCCCATTTAGTACAATTGATTAAAGCTCGTGATTGGGTTGCCCCAGCTCACTTGAAACCAGCCTTCTCTGATGGTATTGAGATTGCAGCTATTGCTAACTTAGCTGCTACTACTCAAGCTGAAGCTGAAGCTGCTGCTGTAGCATTACACGCTGCTCATAAAGCAGGTGTTAATGAGATGATTAAACGTAAAGTACCTTTAGGTGATATGATTACCTTGGTAAGCGTTGACGTATTCTCTGCATTGATTGAACATCCTAAGTTGTTGAGTTTAGACATCTCTGGTGGTGGTAATGGTTCTTATGGTGACCGCCGTGTAACCAAAATGAACGGTGTAACTATCGTTGAATCTACCGCATTCCCTGGTGTTGATGCTACTCCTGTACTTGGTGAAGCCTTTGTAACAACTGCTGAAGATGCTGCTTGTCAAATGGTAACCTTCTCTAAATCTAAGACTTTAGTAACCGTAGAAGCAATGGGCTTCAAGACTAAATTCTGGGATGATAAAAAAGAGATGAAAAATGTATTGGATTGTACTGCTATGTATAACATTGCTTGTCGCCGTCCTGACACTTGTGCTGTAGTATCTATTACAGCTGAAGCACCTGTAACACCACCTGTAACACCATAAGTAACACATAATACCTTAGGGAGACTGTCTAATGACGGTCTCCCTATTTTTTGGAGGATTAAAATATGGCATTATTAGGAACATACGGAGGTGCTGACGATGTCCGTATCTATCAAAACCGTATCCTAGCAGAACAAGCTGGAGCTTTAGTTCCAGAGGGTGGTGGCAAGACCATTTACCCAAAGCCAGTTGTAACAGAAATCCCTACTATCACCATCACTGATGATACTGTAGCTGGAGAGTTTATCTTAGACGTTAGTTCAGTAGGGGTAGTAAAAACTGATAAGCCTGTAGACTATGTAGAGGTTAGTTGGTTTGTATCTCAAGTAGGTACAGCCAACAGTAATAACACAGAGCTTACTGCCTTCGGTATTGACGAGAGTGTTTACACTATTAAAACTGCTGACTTTCCATCTTTAGTTAGACCTTGTGTACTTTATGCAAGAGTATCCCACACTATTGGGACGGAGTTTAACTTTACATATTCAGCTGGTAAACAAATCCCAGCAGTACCTGTAGCTGACCCTGTAGTACGTACAGCCTCTACTCGGACTACTCGTAAGGTGACAGCATGAGCTTAATTGGTACTTATGGTGGTGAAGACGATGTTCGTCTAGCACAGGCACGTATTACTGCTAATCAAGCTGGAGCTTTAGTAGGTGGAGGCTCTTCTGGTGACGCTACTGTAACAGTTAATGTAGGCCAGACTACCACAGTAGCCCCAGGCACTCCAGCTTCAGTAACCAATAGCGGTACAGATACTGATGCGGTATTCAACTTTAACATTCCAGCAGGATTTAATGGAGCTAAAGGAGACCCTGGTGAGCCTGGTATTCCTGGTGAGCCTGGCGCTGATGGTACTAATGGTCTAGATGCAGTACAAGGCCGTACATTGTACTCTTGGACTGGTTCTCAGGCTATCAATAGTAATACTACTTTAAACTTATGTACACTGGTAACTAAAGGTGTGGATGATGTAGGTACATCTATTGCTGCTGGCACTATCAAGATGGCTTCTAAAGGTGACGTACATAAACAGTTAACTATCCGTGTACGTGTAACTGGTACTATTGCAGGTAGTACGGCTACTGACCGTTTCTTTGAACTTACTTTACGTAGACCTGAAGCTACCCCGACAGCTGCTGGTGTTATCGATAATCAGAACGTAGTTAAGAAGTCAGGTTCAAACGTAGCTAACAACACTGTGAACTTTATTACTTGGTATAAAGGTGCTACAGACAAATTTGTAGTGGATGGTTGGCAAATATGGTTGGCGAATGGCGATGACGGTACATTGACCTTAACCTCTGTAGACTTTACATTACAAGCTTAAGGAGATATAATGGCTTTATTAGGAACTTATGGTGGGGCAGATGACGTTAGGGTACAAGCTAATCGATTAGGCGCTCCACAAGCAGGTGGTATTTATGGCGGTGGTGGTGAGGATTTAGTAGAAGTCTACATTACTAACCCTGAATGGGTTATTACTCAAACAGGTGCAAAAGCTTTTGAAGTAACAGGTGCAACTGGCGCATTAGATGATAATGTAACTGGGGGTACTTTAGCTTATGAAAACGAGGCTTGTGATAATGAAGCATACCATTGGTATTTAAATGGGGTTTATGTAAAAGGAACAGGTGGGGCAGGCTTAATTTCACCATCATACCCATTAGCCCCATTTAATGTACAAGTAGGTGACGTAGTACACTGTGTTCGATATGGTGTATCTTCAGTAACAGGTGATTTAATTCTATCCCCATGTGCGCCACTTATTGCAATAGCTATGTAACAGTAAGGTACTTTTTTAGTACCTTTAATTTTAATTTAACTTTTAGAGGTACTAAGAATGCAGCTTTTAGAAATGGTAAACAATATCCTTCCCCACTTGGGTGAAGCTCCAGTAACAAGTATAGATACAAGTAATCCCACAGTAAACCTTATTGTACGTAATATTGAAGACCAGCGAGTTAACATCCTTGCAGAAGGTTGGTGGTTTAATACTACTATTGTAGAACTACAAGCAGACGCTGAGGGTGAGCTTCGTACACCAATTAACTTAGCTGCTTACTACCCTACTGACTGTACACGTATTGAACCGCGTGGTAAGCTTATGTACGATTTAGATAACCGTACCTTTATCCATCCAGCTAATAAGAAATACCGTGGTCGATTAGTAGAGAATTTACAAGTAGAAGAGATGCCAACTTATGCAGCTCGTCTAGTTATGTACAGAGCAGCTACTGAATGCTACATGAAAGACTTTGGAGTGGATAGTACTACACAGGCTTTAACAGCACAGGCTGATACACAACAAGTCCTATTAACACAGGAACATCTACGCAAAGCTAAGCTAACTATGAATGGTAAGGCTTTGGCTCAATATCTATACAGTTTAAATACCTAAGGAGTAAGTATGTCCGTAGCTGATGGAAGTTTAGAAAGTATCCTAGGAGGTGTTTCAGAGCAGACACCAATGGCTAGGGTAAGTGGGCAGTTGGCTGTACAAACTAATATGCTCAGTGATGTTGTAACAGGTTTAAGACGTAGACCTGGTACTCGCTATAGAACACACGCAGAGGGTAGAGTAGCTTCTCGATTACACGTTAAGACTTTCTATGTAGAAGCTGGAGGTACTTTCTATACAGTAGTACTAAACTCAGCTACAGGTGCTTTACTACTATACGATAAAGATTATAATTTAGTATCTGAAACACAGAGTAACTATCTAGTAGCTCCAGGCGGTGTACGTACATTACGTACCACTACCCATGCAGGGGACATCTATGTACTCAATCCTATGCACCAATGTACCTTAGGTAGTCCTGACCCTACTAAACAAGACCCTGATACAACGGGTTTCTTTTATATTCGCACAGGGGCTTTTAGTAAGAAGTATACAGTTAAGATTAGTTCTTTAGGTGATGCTGTATTTGAATATACTACTCCAGATGGTACTGTGCCTGAGCAAGTACAGTGGGCTACACCAGAGGGCATTGCGTCCGCATTATACACCCGTATCGCAGAACACCCTTTGTTTACAAGTGTAGCTGTAAGTCTAACTATTTCTGGAGCTTACGTATACTTCAGAGTATCCAGTGGTTTCCCATTAAAGATTACCTCTGATTCAGGACAACAATACATTATATGTAGTAACACAATGCAGGTTAATCAGTTAAGTGATTTACCAGCTACATTATCAGATAACGCTAATGGTATTGTATGTGCTGTAGGTTTATCTGAACAAGCCTATAGCTATTTCCGTTGGGATTATGAACGTAACTTATGGAAAGAAACTTCTAGTTATGATTCAGCAGCTACTATCAGTAATGCACCACTACGTGTAGTAATCGAAAACAATACTATTTCAGCCTTTCAGATAACCTTTGAGGGTAGGGTATCAGGTAACGATACAAACAACCCTTACCCTCGGTTTATGACTGGGGAAACAGCCATGACTGGTATCTTCTCTTATCAGGGAAGGTTAGGTATCCTAGCCCATACGTTTATCAATCTAAGCGGTTCAGGTGAACCTCAACGATTCATGCGCTCTACAACCACTGATATTCTACAGAATGACCCTATTGAGACAGGTAGCGGTGGTTTAACCTCAGCTAACTTTGAGTATGCTGTACCTTATAATAAAGACTTGTTGATATTCGCCAGTACACATCAGGCTATCATTACACCAGGTAATGCTCCTATATCACCGACAAACTGTATTGTATCCGTAATGTCTAGGGTATCAGTAGACACAGTAACCTCTCCTACTCAAGTAGGTAAGTCATTACTATACTCTACTCTATTGACATCTAATCAATCAGGTTTCGGGGAGTTTGTACCTTCTAGCTACTCTTCTAGTAACTACTCACCTCAGAACTTAACTGACCATCTACCTACATACTTCAAAGGTAACATTGATACTATTTCAGGTAGTCAACCTAACAACATGGGTATTATGTTAAGTACAGGTAATACTAGCTCTATCTTTGTATATGAGTATATCTGGAAAGGTGATGACAGAACTGTAGCTGCATGGCATAAGTGGGACTTTCCTACAGAAGTTATAGCAGCACACTTTGCTAGAGAAGCTTTAGTTGTTACACTGTCGGACAATGCAGGAGGCTTCATTATATGCGATTTAAACCCTCGTAAAAGCCCTTATTTGACACCTGGTGATAGTGAGCCTTATATCGATATTACAAGCTCATTTAACGTGGTTAACGGCCAATTAAACGTACCTTCCTGGTTAACCTCTATCCCCACAAGTACCTATAGACTAACTAACAATGACCCAGCATTATACAATGAACCTGTCGGTATAGAATCGATTAGTAATGGTGTAATCACTACTGTACGTTCTTTCCAAACTGGTGTTGTACGGTTAGGTGTTAAGTTTAACTCTGTTGTAGAGCTATCACCACCATTGATTAAAAGTCCAGAGGGTGTGGTTATCAATCAAGGTAAAGTAACTCTGTTAAGGTATCTAATCACACTACAGAACTCAGGTGCTTTTAAAGTAGATGTAGCTAGTACCGCTATAAACCCAGATAGCTCTACCTCACCTGTTACATGGGGAAGTGGAGACCTTAAATTAAACAAAGCACAGAACGCTCTATTAGACACGGTTATTATCCCAATAAGGGCTTTAGCCTACTCGTCTAAGGTAAGTATATACACTGATGATGTAAGGGAAATGAACCTACTTACTGTTGAGTATACTTTGAAATTCTTACAGAGACGTTCACGATTATAAAGGAATAAATATGATAGGGTTAACAACTCTAGCAATGGTTAAACTTGGTGCTAAGACAGTTGGTGCTGGGTTAAAATATAACGCAGCTAATAAAAAAGCCGATGCTTTATCCGAGAAAAAGGGTGCGGCGATGCAAGCCGACTACGAGAGAGCAACAGCTAAGAACGATTACCTAATGAAGGAATCGGCTAAGAAGTCAGCTCAGATTGGTATGGAGAGAACGGAACAGAATATCCGTGCTTCTCAATCCTTAGCTAAAACTCGTGGTAAGACAATGAAGCTTCAAGGCCAATCCCAACAATCACAGGCTATGTCTGGACAGATTGGTGCTTCAGCTAGTGTAACATCTAATGATATTATGCGTCAGGAATCAGATTCACTATCCGCTCAAATGTACAACAATGAAGTGGCTAATATGAATCTGAACAACAAAGCAGTAGCTTTGCACGATACAAGTATTAACCAATTCACTGATATGAAAACCACATCAGGTTCAGGAACAGCTAATTTATCAGGTGCTGTAGGAGTAGCTGGTTTAACTAGTATATTAGCTTCGGATGAGATGGGTAAAATATTCGATGATTACTTCTACCCTGCTGCAACTTCAGTAGATACATCTAATCTAATACCTCAATTCACACCCTATAATTTTCTAGACACAGGTGGGTCGCTTCTAGACTTCCCTAAAATGAACTTTTTCGGGTTATATTAACAGGAGATTTAAATGGCTTCAAATTACGAACAGCCTAAATTGGCTACCAGTAAGCAGTACAATGTAAGCCAAGGTAATATTGGCCAAGTTAAACAGTACACAACAGATTGGACTGATTATGAATCAGCTAAGATTTGGGAAGAGGTTGCTAAAGGTACAGACAAGGTAAATGAAAGTATCCAAGAGAGTGCTAAACTCCGTGGTATGCTAGACCAAACAGGTAATCTAGTAGCTCAAAACTCTCCGCTTACAGAAGATAGCTATAATCAAGGTAGAGCTGAGATTTTAACCACAAAAAAGAAAGGTGCGTTCTTAGAGCTGGTAGACCGAACAGCTCGTGAGGTAGCTTTAAAGAATGGTACAATGGAGGACTATAACAAAGCCATTGAACCAGCCTTACAAGAGGCTATTAAAGGTGTACGGAATGTAGCTACTGTAGACGTTAATGGTAATCCTATAAGTATAGAGCTTCAAAATGAAACATTAGTAAACGGTCAAAAAGAGATGCTTACTTATGTAACTCTAGGGCAACAGAAGTTCCAAAAGATTAAAGAGGAACAGAATGAGGTAGACCGCCAAGAGCTTAATGCTAACGTGGGTAGTAACCTATT